TGGAATACAGGATTCTCCAAGAGATATTCTGCATCTCGCCCTTGTTTAACTTCTTGATGTAACGATGCTCCACCATCATTCATATAATACCTTATTTAAAGGTTATTTACCTAACAAGCCACCTATTGGCTGTTGGTTACGCTCTAATATTTGTGGGATGTTTTCATCAAACACAACAAAGTTTCTTGTTCCTTGTCCTGCACCCCTAGAACCTTGATCTAAATATTTAATACCGGGGATGTTTGATTTTCTCATAATGTCTGTAATTTCAGGCTGTGTGAATCTGTCTCTCATCCCTTTCATTATAGCTTCACCACTATTACCAAATATGCTTTTTGATTGGTCTAAGTACCCCCGTGGCAAGTTTTTAGTCAATGCCTCTTCATGCTGTTTACTTAATGGGGCATCCCAATCAAGCATCTTTTTTATCTGGTTATCAGGGAGATCAACTTTGTAGAGGTTTGACATCACATCCTCAACCCACCTAATCGCATCTGATTCATTTGTAAAAACCTTTTCCGTGCCATCTGGCCTTTTGGCTACATAACCTCGGTCAAAATCTAAATTAACATTTTCCCTAATCTTCTTCCAGTTGTAATCTGCCCCTAATTTTTCTGCGTAATCCTTTGCAACATTTGGGTTCTCCGCTAAATACAATCCATGTCCATACGCCTGTGCCCCTTCGCCTGTACCAATTTTATCCATTCTAAACTTGTTAAATATATGCGGTGAACCGTGGTATGTAGTCATCCCAGCCATAGGCATCATAGCCATTGTGTCTTCCATCATCTGGCGTTCCATTCTTGCTTTATCAGCAGGGTCTTGCATCAAGCTGCCGTACATCCCACCATACTGTGCCCTTTGAAGTGGAGTGTCATCGTTCAACATACCATGCCTTGACATATTGACATCCCTTCCCAACTGTGCCTGCTCTGCCTGTCTTGCTACATCAAGTAATCCCATTTAATCCCAAGAAGGTTTAGTGTAGTCTTTCTTTTTATTTGGTACAATACGAGTTCTAAACTCCTTGTCTTCACCAAACTTTTTAGCGACAGCATCGGCACCAGACTTTACCTTGACTCGTCTAATCACCAATCTTGACCGCCCTTGCTTGTTCCCTTTCAACTTCCAGTTCCTCAACTTTAAGTGCGTGTTCTGCGGCTTCCATTTGCATTTCAGCCAATAATTTCTCTTTCTCAAAACGAATCTTCTCAATCTCTACCTGCGACTTTTGCATTTCTATTTGATTTTGCTCACGCTCTGCCTGTAATTGTGATTGTAATTTAGCCACTTCTATTTGGTTCTTTTGCTGGTCTTTAGACATATCAACCTGCATACGCACTTGTTCAAGCCCTTGACGCTCTTTATCCATCTGCATCTCTGCTTGCATCTTCTGGCCTTCCATCTGCATTTTCTGCATCTCGATCTGTGCTTTCATCTTATCGGCTTCAGCTTTCGGATCAGGTGGAGGTGGTTGTGGTTGTGTCGTATCTGGGTTGCTTATAAAACGATCAAAGTTTTTATAGCCCATTGACTTTAACGCTTCCCCAACCATGTTGTAGACATTCTTTGGGCTAACCATGTGCCTAAAGTCTGGATCTTGCCGTATAGCGACATAATTTTGAGCCAACATCGCCATATGGTTGATTGCTTGATCCCTATTGCCATGCCCAAGTCCAACATTAACCGATACATTAGCATTGCCTTTCCATTGTGTTGGGTCTACCTGCACCCACTGGTTTCTTAGTTTAATAACGTCTGCACGATCCTGATGTTTGATAATCAAACCATACATCTTCTTAAACATATCCTTGATGCCAGTTTCTGAAAAAATACGCACCATTAATTCAAGACGGGCATTAGCAGCATCCATTTGTGCATTTGCCGGGCCTGCTTTAGCGTTATTCAATACATCAGGGTCTATGCCTGTTCTGAACTTTGAAACGCCTGTGCGACCATCTCTTATTTGATCTACATAATTCAACAACTCAAAACTACCATTAGGCAATGGTGGGGTGTCCAAGCGTGTTACCGCATTAGGAGTTTTTACTCTAATTACACCGCCCGGTCTTGAGGTCAACAAGTCATCAAGATTAGCCTGACCTTCAAGCATCGTAAACCTGCCGTTGTTTAAATTATAAATATTGTCAAGAATGTTTCTAATGAGAGTTGATTTTACAATCTGTATATCCACTACCTTATCTGACAATGACAAACCATAATATTTATGCGGAACTGGAATGGGACAAATAGAGGCAAAGGGCTTCTCATCTATTGGCACGTTCTCCAATATTTTATTTCCAGCCTTCGTTATCTTCCGTAACTCTGCGTGTCCGTCACCATCCCAATCCACTTTCATGTAGCCTTCTGTTATCCAAATTTTTCTCCCTGAATTGTTGTTATTAAAATCACTGTCTCTACTGGTGTACGAATCATCAAAATCGTGTCTTGCGCTGGATTCATCATTCCATTCATGGTCATCTTCTCCTGCCATTTCGTCTAATTCATCATCAGAAACATCAGGAAACATGTCTTTAATTTCAGAAATTGTCAACCTTACTCTATGACCAACAAAGTCTGCTTCATCTAGGCTCTTTGCTCTCTTGGAAACTAATAATTCTTCTGGGGGGATTACTTCAACTCTTATTCTACCGTTATCTTTAATACGTTCTACCACTGCATCATGGTAGCGCATTATTTGTGGGATTTGCCCTTCCACTGAAACTTCCTCTTGAGTTTCGGAATGCTCCACCACTTCAATTTCTTCATCGCTAACCAATTTAGCAAACGCAAAATCATCAAGACCACTGTATTCCTCTCTTTCGATAGTAGGTGTGTCATCCCACCATATCTTTGAAACTCCAGTTTTTTCAAGCAAGGCATCTTTTGCCATGTCGTGTATAATGCTAAACCCATTGTTCCTTTTTTCAAACAAGTAGTTTACATAGTCTGTAGCTTGTTCTGCCTCTGCTTCATCTTCTGGGCCAGTAGGCTCAAATTCTGCTATGCGGTCACTGCCTGTAAAAACCTTCATAATATGTGGCATAGCCCATTCAACTACTTCAAACACATCATGGGACACCACCTGAGAACGCCCTTCAATTTCGTTACCTATTGAATTACCATAATAATACTCGACAGCCATGCGTCTTTGCTCTGAAAGATCACCATCATGCCTACCTATAGAATTATTTGACTCCCAGTCAAACATAGACTTTAATTCGTCTTCTGTCATCTTTGTCTTTGACCTAACTGCTTTATTTTTTGCGCTCACGCTTGTTCACCTTTTTTTGTCCGACTGTTTTTCGTTTAATTAAGTCAATAATTCCAAGTTCTTTGTCGTTGGTTGCAAAACTTTCACTATTGCCAAAAATCAATTCAACCTTAGACTCAAGATTTTTAACACGGTCTTCTAATTCAATTATTTTAAAGCTGTCTTTAAGGCTCAAGGTACTCTCCTATATTATGGCATATCCTGTGACAATTAGCACACAGCATTATACACTTTTCCCATTCCTTTACGATACTTTTCCAAGACCTGTCCATAGAGCAGGAATTAAGAGTAAACTCCTTTGCTTCTACATGATGAAAATCAAACACTACATCTGGAAAGATTTTGCCGCAATCATGGCATCTACCGTTGGACATTTTAACTAATTTTTTTCTGCGCTTTAATCGTTTCAATTTTTTTTTCTCAGATAAAATACTCAAACTATCCCCATATGACTATATTCCAAAGGTTTGTTAAAACCACCGCCAAAACTTTGGTAAGCAAATGTCAGGCAAAACGCATCAGCTAAATCAGGAGACTTTAGCCCACGCTTTTTCATATCTTCCTTGCTCTCTGCTTGTAGTTTCCCCAAGCTGGTATAGGTAAACTTTACATTAGCAAGTTCATCAATCAGGTCTTCATCTCTAGGCATACTGACTGCCATCGTGTCAAACCAATCACGAGCGTTAAACCAGAGTTCATCCCTCAATCTATTGTAGAGATGTTCCACTGCTGGCCTTTCTGCGACATTGACTCCCCTAGCAGGTAGCCCCATCTCCATGAGTCGATCCACCACGCCACTCCCAAGTCCAATGGAATCCACCAATATTTCCTGTGGTCTTTCGCTTGGGTTGATTTCAGTCTTTTTGTATTTACTGGCAATAATTCCACAGGTCTGCATGAGGTCTTTACCTCTCCATGATTCGACCTTACCAACAATTCTCCTGCCTTGCCTAATACATAAAGCGGTACTATCCGAACCAAATCTGGCAACGTCTAACCCCCATACAACAGGTTCATCTTCTGGAATTTCTATTGATCTTTCAACACTACCTTCCAACAAAGACAACGGCATGATGCTGTCATCATCATCTTTAGGGAAATCACCTAGCACACGCACACGATAGATATTGCTGTCTATCCCGTATTTCTCTTCCATTTGCTCAATATATTTGGAACTTACCTGTTTGCTGTCAGCACATGAGACTTGCATGGTAGTCCAGTAAGAACGCATCTTGTTAAACGCATCAAAGAAATAACCTGATGTTCTGGTAGGATTGCCTGCTAGAAATGTTTTCGCTCCTTTGGTAGACATCGC